TTGTCAGTATTCCCGGGACCGTGTGGCCCCGGATACCTTTTTCTATTCTCCTTTTGCCCTGATTAAGAAACTTGATAATACTAAGAAAGTGCTGCAGATGTTCCAAGAGAACCAACCCATGATCGAGTTACGTCATTAAATCCAAGATCAAAAATTGCAGTAGCCTTGTATTGGATTTCATCAGTTTTAAAAACAATGTTTTGTGGAGCCAAAGTTGTAGGCATAGCCTCAACAAATTGGAATCCTTCTTTGTCAGTCAATGCTCGAGATGAATCAAACATGTACCACTGTGAAGCGTTCTGAAGATAAGGAAGCGCAAGGATTGTGAAGTCTTCAACACCAGCACCATCGTTATCGAAGGACTCTGGGATTTTATTATTCGCAATTGCTCGCTTGATTTCCTTTGCTTTCATGTGGACAGCAGAACCAAGTTTACAAACAAGAGTATCAAGATTTGCTGGGCGTGGATTTCCGCGTCCATCTACCATCAAGCTTGCAGTTCGATTAGCAGCTTTTAGGCCAGCATAGTCGAAAGGAAGATTGTAAGTAGTACCATCATAGACACCATTGTTCATGTTTGTTCCACCATCTTCACGAGTGTGAGCAGATGTCAACCACTGTAATCCATCTCCACCAGTGGTAGTAATGGTAGTGTTACCACTAGGACCAGTGTGGGTGTAAGAAACTGCAGTTGCATTATCTAGTCTCTCTGCGCAAAGTTGTTCGCGCATACGATTGACAGAAGTTCGCAATTCATCAACGATATTTTGAAGATCTCTCTTCTTAATACCAAACCTCCACATCATTGCAGTGTATGAAGTCATCATACCAACCTGGTTCTGTGTGTAAGTTTTCTTGTAACCTTGTACAGGCACATCGGCAACGATGACAGCATTTTCTTGAGTGAAATCTGCTACACCAAGACCTGTGATAGAAGAATCTTTTTCATAAAGATCTTCCGTCTTTCTGTAGTTAAAATACTTTTTGTAAAGCGGTTCCGGATCAGAAGATTTAATCCACATTTTCTGGATTGATAGATCTACTGTATCTGCGGCTTGCGCTATGTTCATGGGAGCTGACACGTTATTTTATTCTTGTCAAGTATTGTTTATTCAGTCCATAGGATTCAGTTTTTTTGTGGCAAGGATTACATAAAGTAATTCCATTATTTATATTCCACAATTCTGAACATTTTAAGGCATCTTCTAAAGTTTTAATATTATATCTTTCAATTATTACTGAAAGTGGATTTATATGATGAGCTTGAAATTGTATTCCTTTTTCACCACAATCCTGACAAGTATAATTATTTTTTGTATAAACATCTGAGCGCCATTGACGATATTCAAAGCAACTTCTTATTTGTTTATTTATTTATTTCATAATTACCTTTGTACTTATAATGCTTAATACCTCTTGTTTTACCTTTATTTGCTAGAGAGATTTTTAATCCTGTCCCTTCTGGCATTTTTTTACCTATTTTAGAAAGACTTATTTTCAAACATCTTTCTGGAGTCATTGCTTTCTTTGTGGCCTTACTTACTTTATCCCTAATTTCTTGAGAATATACTACCCCTTTATTTTTAGCAGGTCGCCCTTTTTGAGCATTACGTTGTTTTTCTAAAATCTTAGGTGTTCTTGTGTAAGTTCCAGGTCGCATAAGTAGCTAAACAAACAATATCAACTTATTAATCTATTAATTATAACACTATTTAGACCGAAATTCCGTTAATCTTTAGGAAGTTACCGACAATTTGCTTGTCAGATAATGCTCCTACTACTCCAGTTTGCTGGAATATTGCTGTCGACCCTGCTACGTCTGTGTGAGAATTATTGATAGTTCCAGCTGTTGCGCCGATTATCATTCTCTGATACTTATCATTTACTACGGAAGCATTAGTTGCTAATGCTTGCCATACTTGCCAAGACTGAATAACAGCTACCAACATTTCTGTTGCTGCAGAAGTTACTGTTTCCATTGCTACTCCGTAAATACTATTAGGTGTTCCATTTCCTACTGAAGCAGGAAGAACATCGATAGCATCTGCTGTTCGATCTAGGTAAACCAAATCTCCGATAGTGTATGCCTGTGAAGCAATACGGACTTTAAGATATTCAGTTTCCTGAGTGTCCTTTATTAATTTTAAAGCCATTTTTTTATTAGAGTCCCATTTCTTTCAAGTCCTCTTCGTCAAAACCTTTAAGCATATCTCTCCTAATATTAGGATTTGGAGCTTGAGGTGAAGAGATTGAAGCCTTGGAACCCATTGTGCCCGTGTGCGAAGCTACTTTTAGCTTTTGCTGCTGAGCGTTAATTTTATTAAGGTTCATTGCAGGCTTTATACCATAGATTTCGTTATGAACTTTATTTAAAACCTTCCTAAGAGTACGTGGATCCTGAGGAGGTTGGTAGAGGCCGAATTCTGCCTTAAATTGATTCCAAAGAATTCCATCTTTATCATTTTCAGCACTATATTCCGGATGTTCTTCGATAAATGTATCAAATTCAGCATTATTCTTTTCTAAGACACTTTGCTGGACATACTCATTTTTCTTCACATATCCCAATTTGCTTACCAATGTTTCAAGACGCTTTACTTCTTCAGGATCATATTCAGACAAGTCTTCCTCTTTAGATTTCACTGTTGGTTGTTTAACAAACAATTCATCTTGGCGTTCCTTACGGAGCAATCCTTTCAATCGGCTTGTTTCCATTCGTAACGCTCTTTCTCGAGGAGTTTCACCATCTACTGGTTTTGGTTCTTTAACTTCTTCTGTTGGTACTTCTGCTTCCGGTACTTGTTCTGGCTTATCATCTGTAATTTCTGGCTCAGATTCTAGTTCCGGTTCTGGTTTATCTTCCTCGGAAGAGGGGGTTGGAGTTTCCGTCTCCGATTCAATGGGTTCGATTATTTCATTATCTCCATCGTTAGATGGTTCGATGACTATCGTTTCATTGAATTCTTTTACTTCCGCTTCATTTTCATTTGCCATATATAAATTTTTACTTCCTTATTTTACTTGTCGAAGACTGACAAGAATTAAAAATAGCCCCTTATGGGGGCTATTAGTTCTTGTAAAATAATTTAATCCGCGAAGAAAATTTTACTCTACAAGAGCTAATAGCTCTCACAAGGTTCGCGGATTTACTGATAAATTGTCAAATTACTCTTCGTCTTCCACAACTTCTTCTTCAACCTCAACCGGTTCTGAAGCTGTAACTACAGAATCAATTGATTTTCCTGTACCTGCACAACTTTCACAAACTTTCTTAATACTTTCACCTTGATGCACTAATCCTTCACCACCACAATTCTCACATTTATTATCTTCCATAAATTTCAAATTAATTAATAATTATTCCTTAATTAACCACGACAAGGTTAACAGGTACTTTGGTTCGATAGCCGAAGTTCCCAAATCAGATATTTTTATTTCAGGTATTTTTACACTGACTTCTTTTTCTTCTACTTCATTCATTTCTGAAACAAACTTTTTTCCATTTTCATTCAATTCAGTACTTCCTTTATCCGAGAAAGAATATCTGGTATTACCTTTATCATCTGTAACAACTACTCCTTTTTCATCTACCATAGGAATACCGTACTCCACTATCTTTTCACTTCTAACTTTAGAGTACATTTCTACTTCCGGAGTAATTTCTTTTAAAAATTTACCAAGAGAAAAAGCAACACCTGCGGTTAGTTTTGTTTCTGATAATTTATTTAATGCTTCTATACTATTTACTAATTCGATTAATTTCATATTTTTTGGTTGATTATAATAATTGCTAATAATTCCATCTAAGCCTGTCCTTTCTTCATGTATCCGTATGGGCTTTTTGCTTTTTTTTTAGGACCAGTTAATACATTCTCTCTAAACTCTTCTTGCTTTTGCGCTTTAGGACCTAGTTTACCTTCTTTCGCTTCTTCTAATTTATCTGATGGAATTTTTTCTCCCATAGGAGTTCCAGTAGATTTATGAAGACCGCCTTTTGTAAAAGTAATTTTTTTCTGTCCTGCTTTAGTTGGTTTTAATGTTGTTTTCATATATTTATTTTTTATTTAATTGAACTCCATATTTAAAACTAGAAGGTCCGCTATCACCTTTATTAGTTCCGCCAACTGCGCCGACTGGTGCGTTTGCTCTGTTTTTTGCATCTTGTGCTTGATTTAATTTACCCTCATCCGGATAAGTAGTTAAAAACTTTTTAGCTACTCCTGCTCCTTTGATGACTGCATTACCAACGCCAACCATTTTTTTACCCATAGAACTATCTAGGATTTTTCCTACTGGTTTAGACATTGCTATTTTTGTCATCATATTTGCCATATATTTAATCTAACTTCTTAGGATTAATTCTTAAATTCTGAGCTACCAATGAATTAAATGCTTTTACTGTTTCAAATCCATTAGTCACAGCTACTGTTCGTTTATCAATTTTATAATATTGTAAATGCGAGGATGATGCATTACTGAATTCATTTTTAATGACTATTGTGTATCGTGGATTTCCATTCTTAGGATAATCTACCTCACAATGATCCAGCGCTTCACCTATTTTTGTCTTAGCATCCGCTGTCCAATCAGGATGCACAGGTTCTAAATAAGCATCATTCGCTTCGGCGGTTTTATCCACCACCTTTTTTGCTTCAACCTTCTTCACCTCTTCGACTGTCTTAGGTTTTTCCTTAATCAAACTAATGATTTGCTCAAAAGATTTTGACATCTCTTGTTTCAAACCATCAAACTCCTCCCGCGATACTACTTCTTGTTCTGCCATATATTTTTTTACTTTTTTTAATTTTACTTCCCAAAAGATAGGAAGACTTGGCTTATAATAACTATATTATATCACATATCCGATTCTTTATCCAAATAGGGTGTTGGAACATCAGGCTGTGGATAACTCTTTTCCGCTTCCAAATCTCTTTTTATCGCATCGACTACTAACTCAGGGACATTCACTTTGCAGTTAACGGCCACGACCTCACCTTTCTTCATGTCCTTTTGAAGTTCGACTGTATGTTGTTTGACATACTGTAGCATTTCTTGCTTAATGACCGGAACCATCTGTTGTTGTTTGTCCGCAGTCACTATAGAAAACACAAAATTCCATAGTTCGTCCCTTTTTATCACAGAAATCTTGTTTCCAATAGTAATTTTCACAAAATCCTTGTGATCCTTACTAAAATTAACATCAAAAGTGACGTTATTTATGCCTTCTTGGTCCTGTAGAATTGCTCTTGCAGTTGTTTTAATCATCTGATTTTGCTGCTTCTTCTATCATTTTGTTAAAAAATTCATGTAACCCTTCGACCTTTGCTTCCCGCTGGGCACATCTCCATAAAGTCTCAAACTCCGTATCGGCCTTTACTTGATCCTCCTGATATTGCTGAATAATCAACTTTTTCAACATTTCTACAGCCCGAAAACGGTCATCTTGCAATAGGGAACGAATTTTCTGTCGGTTAAATTTATCCATTATCCTTTCTTAAAGATACTTCCTACTCCACCAAGAGTAGATTTACTTTGAGGCATCGGTGATGAAATATTAGCTCGAGGTATTAATGTCGGTGCTTGTTGGCCATTATTTCCCGTTCCCTGTGCACCTCCCTGATCAGCAGGTGGTGTTCCGGTTCCAACTTCTGTTCCTCCTTTAGGAATAAATATTGGCGGAGCGACAGGTAGTGGAGGCGGTAAATCAATACCAATCTTCTTTGCAATAGCCACCTTAAATTCAGGATCAGAAACAAGATCATCCCATCCAGCAGTTATTCTAAAGGTAGGCGGTTCAGGTTGTGGAGGAATAATCTGATAAGGAGCATCATTCCATCCAGCAATATCTGGCAACCAATCCTGAGGATCTTCTTCATTAATTTTCAAAAGTTGTATTGCAGGTTTCTTATTTATAAGCGGACTTCCTTTTAGAAGAGGAACAAGAAGATTTATCATTTCTTGTTTTGTCTGCTTCATAATTATTTCTGAAGTTCCAACCAGAGATTTTGGAATTACTTTTATCATTCCTTTCCATTTCATAGAAGTAACCTGAATATCTTTCCCTACTTGGAAATATCGTGATTGATCAGATTCAAAAAGCTGTCCATTCCTATCTTGCAAGTGTAAAGAAAGTTGAGGCAAATATGTTGCCGTCAATCCTTGAGGAGGTTGCTGTGCTGGCATAGGTTTTCCATCCGGTCCCATTTGTGGAGGTGTTGGTTTACCAGCTTGATCATCCGGTATCGGCATACCTGTCAAAGGATCTGTTTTTAATAATGTATTAGGATCTGTTTCTTGAAATAATTCATTATGCTGGACATCATTTTCTTTTTCATAAACAAGCATTTCTCTTTCGTTCGCAAATTGTTTTACTTCAGGAGTAGAATAAATCTGACTCATCCAAGAGAGAGTAAGATAAGCATCCTGTTCGATAGCCCATGCGATATTTTCAAGCGGAATTTTTAAACGCTTTAGTGAAGCTTCTCTTGCCATTTGTATTTCTCCTAGAGTTTTACCAGTGACACTTCCTTCCATTGTAGGAGTAATACCGGAACTGTCTTCCATTTTTGATTGGATCATTTTTATTCCTTCCCACCAATCTTTTCCTGGACCATCTATTGCCATCCAATCTATTTTTCCATTGGTAATTTGTTTAGCCATTCCAGGAACAATATCCATACGTCCATCTCCGGTAAGCGCTTGTGTACCGGTGTAATATCCAAATTTCATAATAGACAATGTTAACTGGTCACTGCCCATATTCATCCACTTGTCATACGTCCATTTATCCTGACAAATAATTTCCCATAGAGAAATACCGTCCGGTCTATCCGCTGAACGCATTACCCACATTCCATACCACACAGAAAGCAATCCTTCATCATTAGGCAAAGGACAAGAATGCAAAATAATATCATCCTTTACTGCTTTGATAACATACATATCCTTTAATCTATTTTCGTAAAATCCTATCGTAACAATATCCTTGCGAATCTGTTTGTCATCATCTTTGTCTTTTATATCATTTGTTGGAATAGACTTAGAATCTTTTTTAACATATTTCCAGTTTGGATATTGCCCAAATTCTATCTCGGCTGCATCATAAGAAAAATCCAATTCATAATAACAATCATTCGTAGTATACATATCATACGGTTTTGACTGTTCATCAATCCATGTTCGGAATGGATCAAGATTTTGTTTGGCTACATCATTAAACCAAACAACTTCCTTATTCTCATATTTATTTTTTGTAGGATCTTCCGTATCAAATTCCGTCAAGACTTCTTTGTTATATTTTATTACTCTTGGATAAGATCTTCCATAAGCAGTACCATATTTCACCAAGTTAAACACAAATAATTTTAAAATTTCCTTACCACCAGTAATCTGCCAATTTCTTTTCCAAAGAGAATTTGCTAAATCAGATGTTGATTCATATTTTCTTTGCAACGCGGTAAAAACTGCTTCCGGATTATTATCAATAATCAAAGAAATAGCAGTCTGTATTTTTTGCAATAATGTTGGTGCGGAATTATTTGAACGCCAGTTCTGAGTATTATCACCAATCGGAACCAATCGTGTACGATACCCATCAGTCTGGTCTGTCTCAAATCTTTTTCCATTAGCGCCAAAATCCATTTCTCTTGGAACATATTCTCTATCCGCCTCTTTCCATTTATCTTCAATCTTTAATTCACGGCGGTGCTCTTGCATTTCACGCACGCGCTTCTTAACATAAGTTTGAATTATTTTTTCTTCCGTATCCGGAGTAAAAGTTTCTACTACTTGTTGTGGTTTTTCGAGTTCTTTTATATTTTGCATTTTTTAATTTTATTAAAAATAATTACTTAAATTATACCACCTGTATCAAAATAAAAATAGGGTGTTGATAACTATCTCCGACTGTTCCTATATGAATAATCCCAACTTCCTTCCTTTTGCTGTTTTAGTTTCTCGAATATCTTCTCCATCTTATTCATTGGTTTTACCGCCACCTGTTCACGCACCGTCTGTAGCACATACCGCAATTCATCCAACGCATCCAAATGGTCCGCCCCATCCCAAAAATCCATAACATCCTCAGGATTACTACCATCCCGAGTATCATGCATTGCTTTCGGTATAGTCTTTATTAATCCAAGACAATTCCTAAATATCTTCAAACGTGGTTGTCCATCCTCCCTAGGACGTAAATACTGATGCACCACATTCCACCCAATAATCCTGTGTTTATCAGCCGGAACAAGTCCAGTAATCCCATACCTTTCAAAGATTTCCGCCTGACTTTCTGGCATCCCCAACTTAGAAAATGCCGCCGAATCAATAACCGTATATTTTATATCCTTCCCTTCCGACATAGCGCATATCTCCCGCCCATGCTGATCCGTATCAAGTCCAGCCTTAAAATGTTCATGCGTCACATAGATAGTTCCATCATCCGATAGAGAATAAAGGTGAGCTGATGTAGTTCCCGACCTTCCAGAAGGGTCAATCCCTCTAATCCTCGGCCAACTCTCCGGTATCTCGAAAGGATCAATCACATGAATGTTCGGGTCCCATTCCGTAAAAAACATCCCCTCGAAAATATCCCAAGAACCCTCAAGGTATGCTTTACGCATCCTCTCCGGCAAAGACTGAAGTGTAAGAATATAAGAGGCGGCCAAGTGCGGATTATCCGTTGGCTTAGCCGGAACATAAGCAAACTTCTCCCGTTCCATTTCGTGGTCCGGGAATTCCCTATCCACAAAATATTTCTTTACCCAATCATGGCCAACACCGCCCGGGTTTGTCGCAGCAATAAATTTAGGCTCCGGTATCCCTGTCCATCGTAAACGGGAACGAAGCCTGTGAAACTTCATCTCCTCATTCTGTGTCATTTCCTCCACCCCTATCATGGCAAACTCCGAAGACAAGTACTTAGACGGATCGTCCAAGTTTCTTAACATCAACACATGGCCGCCGAACTGCTTATCAATATAAAAAGCTAACCCATCCGTCTTTGTATCCTTAATCTCTCCCAACCACCTAGGAAATTCCACCTCCATCTTAGAAATCTGACGGTCCTTAAGCGTAGGATAATCTTCACAAAACATAGCAGCGCGTATCCCCGTAAGATTATATTCCTTCCCCCATTTAATCAAAGTTCTAACCATATACCAGCGCAACCAATAACTTTTTCCAGGACCTGCTGAACCACCAAAAAGAGTATATTTATGTGCATCCGCCGTCAAAGTAGCCTCTACTTGCTTAGGTGTAAAGTGCATTAATTCCTTTATAGAAACTGTTTTTTCGTTAGCCATTATTGTCGTGACGCTATTTCTTCTTCCAAAGCACTTATATTCGCTTGGTTGTTTTCCGCTCTTGCCTTTGCTAAAGCCCGTTGAATGTATTCAATAGGCATATTACTTGTATCTTTTTGTTCTCCTTTACTAGATATATATATCGGCATAATTTATTAAAAACTTATTCTATAAATCGACCAAAATTTTAGTAATCTGTTTTACTTCCATTGATTCCGTAGCCTTACCGATAAGTTGGTTTATAAGATATTCACCAGAAGAAACATTAGGTGCTTTTTGGTATACCCTTTTCCCATCCATACATGTCCAAATCCCAGTAGCCGCATCAATCTGCGCATCAAGAATTTTATCCTTTTTACTAAATATTTTTCTGATAACATGTTCTCTTGCTTCAGCAGGTTCAATTAATTTTCCTTTGCCTATATGATCATTCAAATCACTGCTTAGTTTTTGTATCTCTGGTGCCAATGCTTTCATCTCACGAATTTTTTTCCAATACTTATCACGAGCATTAGACAATTTCATTTTATGCTCGTCTGTCATACGAGACTTATTTTTTATAGGCTTAATTTCTTCTGTTGGATTATTTTCTTCTATCATATATTTTCTTTTTTTCTACGCCAAGCTAATGAACGAGCGGCTGTTATCTTATCTCTTTGTTCTTTTGGTTTGGGTTGTTGCTCTTTATGAAAAATTGCTGGTGATACAACGTCCTTAGAATAATCTAAATAATCGTTGTCTGCAAACATATTCCATTTTGGTCGTTGTGGTGGTAAAGTTGGCATAATATTTATTGAAACAAATCTACAATGCTTTTTGGCTTAAAAATTCTATGGGTCAGGTAAATTCTATATACACGTTTCGAGATTCTGTTTTCATTTTTCGGTTCTGATAAGATAACAGTAAAATAAGTATACCATAAATAAGAAAGCAAGACAATAAATAATATTAGGATATAGAATAAAAGAAAATGCAATACATATAATGATATAGAATAATTTAAGACGCAAAATTTTTTAGTGAAAGATTGGGGGGATTGGTTGGAAAGTATAGAACCATGACAAACGGAGTGCTACGCACCAGATAAGCCCGCGCGCGTTCCGCGCGCAAGCCCTCGGCTGGCGTTGATTATAGGCTAGCATTGATCATAGGCTTGCGTTGCTGGTTTGCATACCTAGGTATGCAAATATAAAGGTATGCAAAAGGTATGCAAATTTTTTTTTACCCTTTTTTTATAAGCATATTACCAACTATTAGCATACCTAGTATACCTTTATATATATATAATTATATATAAGAGTAGTAGTAGTAGTAGTAGTACTCTACAGACAAAATGTTTTGCCCTTTTTTTACAAGGTATGCAAACAGCCAAAAAAACCTTTAAAAATAAGCCTGAAATCAGTTTGCATACCAATTTGCATACCAATTAAAAAAAAAGTTATCCACATTTTAACTTTACAATACTTTATAATAGTATATACTGTATACATAAAACAAAGGTCGATATTATCAATTTAAGTCTACAATATCAAATTTATGCAAACACAAAGAACAAAAAGCGAACTCATAGCTGTAACTTGTCTACTGTTTCTCGGTTTGGCATTGGCGATATTATCATAATCTTATGACCATAACCTACTCAACCCTCCTCAAAGGCTACATAGCGACAATAAACCGCAAAGCAACCGGCAAGCCCTCAATGATCGCCGTAAAGCCCACAAGACAAGAAGCAATCACCACCGCACTATCTCGCATAGCATTATTAAAATACTAATCAATAAAAACACTATGGAAAAAAATAACTTTAGAATGTACAAAGGGATCAAGATAGAATACCACTACAACGGCACAAGAAGAGAATACCAAACAACTTTTGCAAACATTGGTAGATATGGCACGCTAAAAATGATCCAGGACTTGATAACATTAAAATTAAAAACAACTAGCAATTAAACAGCTTGCAACTTATCTGCAATATTATGAAAACAACACCTTGCAATGTTTGCGGAAAGCCTAGCCAATATGGAGGATGCGAAAATTGCTACTATAACACCGTTGGAATAAATGAAAAGGTAGAACTAGGAGAAAAAAGCTTATATCAAGCAATAAAAGAAAAAGACACCGCAAAAATAACAGAACTAGAAAAGAAAGCAGAAGCCGGGGAAATTATAAGAATAGTGTAATTAAAAATATATGGAAAACAAAAAACACTGGTTAGATAAACACATTGAAAACGAGAACAAATTAAACGGCTTAGAAGTAGCAAACATGATCAGAAATTGCCCTCAAATATCAGAGGCAGAAGAAATGGAAATGAGATCAGAGAAAGCAGGTTTCTATGTTATCGGACATAAAAACTTTGGCGATGTATACGAAGCATAATTATAAACCCCTAAGCTCCGCACCGCTCCGGCAAACAATAGAGCGGGAATATATGGAATCAAAACTTAAAAACTACTACAAAGGAGAAAAAAATATAATTGTAAAAGCAATAGCTGAATCAATAGACAATGATATTATTTTTAGAGATTTAGATTGTGATTTGCAAATATGTATCGTAGAAAAAATGTTTTTATGTTATATGGACGGATGGAATAATGCAAAAAAAATACTATTACCAAATATTAAAAGATAATATATATAGTTATACATAAACTATACATAAACTATACATGAAAAAACATATAAGATGTCTATGTAATGGAAAATGTATTGGAGGAATAAAAAAAGGATGTCTATGTCCATTACATTATATAAGATTAAAAACTAAAACAGCTCCGCCGGAAGCACAATCCGGCAATAATACAATGGAAAAAAATAAAGCAAAAAAGAAAATAATCGCCTATATTGAAAAGCAATATAAAAATACAGATAGCCTTGCAGATTTTCTTTTTAAGTGTAATGAAATAGTTGGAGAGATAAACGAAATAGCAATTTCTTATTATAACAAGCCTAACATAAAATAAAATGATAAAAAACATAACAGACTTTATAAGCAAGGGACCAGTGGAACGCTCAATCAATGGCGTGCTAGTCACGCCGGATAAAATAGTAGCAACCGACTCTTTTAAACTGATTGAGATCAAGCAAGCCAGCGATATACAAAAGCCAACGGTGTTTAAAATGGTTAAAGGTTTCAAAACTTTTGAAACCGCCAATGATACCGGACTTATAGCAAAGTATGGCACGATATGCTCCAATAGTATTATGGAAGACGCTTTTCCGGAGTATGAGAAAGTGATCCCGCAAGGAGAACCAGTCTTTGAGATAGACTTATCACCGGAACACCTTGAAGCAATTTGCAAAGCGTTTAAGGGATATCCGCGTATCACTGTAAAAATGTATGCCAAAAACAAGCCGGTCGTATTTACTAATAACAAAGACATTATGGCATTACTAATGCCGATGAATTAACATATATGCAAACCCTAAAAATCCGTGCCGATGAAACCCCAGCCGTTATCTTTCAAAAGTGCGTAAACGCGCAAGCCGAGTGGGAACACCGCAATGATCCAGCCTCTTATGGCATACCAACGCCTATCTATCAGCCCGAAGCCTTTAAACGCTCCACAGCCTACATTCCAGCACTTATCAGCCTATTAGCAGAGCTTAATCCGTAATAACTATATGACAATACCATTACTATATACCGCAGAAGAAGTAGCAAAAATATTAAAAATAGACAAACAAACAGTCTTGCGTTTTATTAGAGAAAAGAAGATAAAAGCAATTAAAATCGGCAGGGAATATAGGATAAAAGAAAGTGAATTAGAACAATACACAAAATAAACAAGGTTATCCCCTTTTTAATTTGCAAACAATAATTAGGGGAGTATAATAATAATATGCATGAAGTAAAACAATTAAAAAATTCGCATTTAATAGTCCGTCAACAGCGAGGATCACTTAGTGAGCTTCATGCATCTGTTGGCGGACTTTTGTATGTGAACAAAGAAACAAGTCTATGGAACAAACACTAACTACAATCCAACAACAAGCCCTAGCTCTCCATGCCAATGGATACAGTATTTTCCCGTGCAATCTAGATAAGACACCAGCGCTAAAAGAATGGAAGCCATACCAAACAGCGCAAGCCTCTGAAGAGAAAGTGCTAGAATGGTTTTCTATTCCTAATAGGACTATTGCCATAGCGACAGGTAAGCTCTCCGGTATAATTGTAATAGATATAGACACTTACAAGGGAGCGAAAGATATTTTCCCTGAGACTTTTACTGTCCAGACTGGCAACGGAGGACTACAAAAATATTATCAATATACAGAGGGCTTTACTATATCAGCATCTGGTTATCCTTCTATGCCATTCGTGGATCTTCGCTCAGACGGCGGTTATGTTATCGCCTCCGGCTCAATAACAGACTACATAGATAAGCAAGGCAAGAAAGCAGGCGGAGAATATAAAGTAATAAACAATATACCGATTGCGCCATTTCCTATTCATTTATTTCCTAAACAAAAACAGAGGAAAACTATTACGGAATTAACAACAGCGAAAGCCGGCGCGAGAAATGCAACCCTTGCAAGTTTTGCTGGCAAACTATTGCAAGCCGAGCCTAACGAGAATAATTGGTATACAGAGATACTGCCGGCAGTGCAGCGAGCAAATATGACATATACGCCAACTCTTCCCGATAGCGAAGTGCTAACTGTGTTTAATAGTATTGCCAAGAAAGAAAAACAGCGCAGGATATCCCTTACAGAAGAAACGCCGGTGATAATAGATGATATTCACACCGGAGAAACAATGGCAATAAAGAAAAGCAGATCTGGTATTCCATTTATGAATATGTCTAATGTGGTGGCCATATTGGAAGCGCATCCGGACTTCCGCGATAAGATACGCTATAACCTTTTCAGACAGGAGATAGAGATTGACGGAGTACCAATAGAAGATAATGATATTATAAAAATACAATATACATTACAGACCAAGTTTGGCTTGCATGCGATCACTAAAGACGCAGTATTCTCCGCCTTAGTCCATTGTGCCTATGATAATCGCTACGATGAGGCAAAAGACTGGTTGACTGATTTAAAATGGGATGGACAACAGCGCCTTTTTACTTGGCTAACAACTGCTACTGGTGTTGAAGATAATGATTACAATCGCGGAGTTGGTGCTCAATGGTTTATACAGATTGCAGACAGAATAATGAATCCGGGATGTATTGCAGACTATATGCTTGTTTTGGTTGGGGGCCAAGGAATTGGGAAAACCAGCTTGTTCCGTATTATTGGTGGCAAGTGGTATAAGTCTTTTTCTGGATCGGTGGAGAATAAAGATTTTTATCTTTCACTCCGTGGTGCTTTAATTATAGACCTAGACGAAGGTGCAACGCTATATAAAGCAGAGGTATTAAAACTAAAGACAATGATCACACAGAGAGATGACGAATTCCGCGCGCCGTATGACAGAGTGCCGAAAAAATTTCCACGTCGTTTTATATTCTCAATGAGTACCAACAACATTGAGCCTTTTGTTGATGCTACAGGTAATCGTAGGTATTGGGCAGTAGATTTACCACAGACAATGGTAAATTTTAAATGGCTGGAAGACAATCGCGAGCAGTTGTTTGCCGAAGCATTACATTGGCTAAAGTATAAAGATAATCCTGACATGGTGCCACAGGTTCCTAAAGACGAGGCAGAAAGAATACAGCAGGATCATTTACCGGATGATTCTTGGGCTGAACTTATTATTAATGAAGTAAGAAAGAACGCAGACTATTGCGAAGGTAGTGAAAATTTTAGCACTACTGTAATAGAAGTATTTACCGGAATTTTTACGAATGAACATGTACTCCGACTGGATCGCAAACATGAAATGAGAATAGCAAATATATTTAGAAACCAATTAGGACTTGAGAAAATACGAAAAATGGTAGATGGAGAACAAAAAAATCGTTGGTATATATCAGAAAAGAAACAAAAAGAATTAAAAGATAATCCTTCAAAAAAAGTTATACCAGCATTGGAAGAATTGGTTGACTTATTGAAAAATAATAATCAGGAAGAAATTCCATTTTAATATGAAAAAAACACCATATAAACATCAACAAGCATTTATAGACCGCAACAAAAACCGCGATCTCTTGGTATGGGAAGGCGGACTTGGCAAGACATTTGCCGGCGCTTTGTGGTTAAACAAACGCAAAGGACTAAAAGCGCTTGTGGTATGCCCTAAGGCAATCATAGGCAAATGGCAACGCGATCTAAAAGAAGACGGCGCAGTTGCTGATGTATGCTCCAGGGATGAGATAAAAAAGATAGACCTCAATCAATATCAGGCACTTATTTTGGATGAGGCGCAAGATCATGCTTCGCCTATCTTTGATAAAGCGCGCTCACAGCGCACCACAGTGCTTTATAATTACGTTAAAGCACACCCAGAGGCGCATATATTGCTTCTTACAGCTACGCCGGTTAGATCCACTCCATGGAATATACACACGCTTGCATGTTATCTTGGCGTTTATTGGGATGTAAAGAAATTCCGGGAGGAGTTTTTTCACCTTACGGACAAATTCGGGCGGTTGCATTACGAGAAAAACAAAGACTGGCGGACAAAGATCAGGCCTTACATAGAAAATATATCTGATATAGTGCTTATGTCGGATGTTGTGGATGTGCCTATACAGCACACGCCACCACCGGTGATAGTAAAATGGACGAAGAAGCAAGAAGAAACGCTAGGCAGTCAATATCTCGAGCCCAGCGCTGAATGGCACGCTCGTCACCGAGCTGAAAACGGCAAGGAGAAGTTTAGTGTACTTCAGGAGATACTGAATAAATACAGAAAAGTAATCGTTGTATGCTACTACACAGAGCAGATTAAAAACTATTCTGAATGGATAGGCGAGGACAGGCAGGTTTTTGTCTTATCCGGTCAGACAAAGGATCAGGACGATGTTATTAGGCAGGCGCAAGAGTCGGACGATTGCGTGTTTTTCGTGCAGGCCTCAATGGGCGCCGGATTTGATGCAGATAAGTTTTCGGTGGTAGTGTTTGCGTCATTGTCTTTCAAGTACATAGACCACGCACAGATGAAATTCCGAGTTAAACGCATCCATAATCTTCACGAGAATACTTTTTTCTATCTTCTTGGAGGCAAATGCGACAAGGCATGCTATACTCAAGTTAATGCCGGAAAAGATTTTGATGTCATTGAATACCTTGCCGGAACTACCTCGGAAACTAGACAAGCGCGAGGCGGGAGTGACCCCGAAGGTGCTAGCGTATTTTCGGAACAATCCGAACCTTTCTAGTTGTGCAATAGAAATCAAAGCTACAAAAACAAATACAATCCCAGAAAAAGCGCTTCAACCTCATCAGAGGCAAGCGCTTTTGTCGGCTAAGCATGGCACTATTATACATAAAATTGCTGACAACAAAACAAGACTTCCATTCGATGCTTTTATGCTTCGGGGATCACAAGCCTTCGTAGTGGCCTGCTATACGGCTCACGGCATCTGCCTTGTCTTCGACATAGACGACTGGAAAGGCGCGCGATTTGATAGTCCTTGTCTTTTTAAAATACCATTGTAAAGTTATTAACAGTTTAATTGTTGACATAATAATAATAATTTTATAAAATAAGCTATATGAATAAGAAAAAGATAGTATATAAGCAAGTCTGCAAAAAATGTGGTTATAAGTGGAATAGTCGTTTAGAGAAACCAAAGTGCTGTAGTTTCTGTAAGCAGTTTATTAAATATAAAATTTAATGTTAAACCCCACCACCACAATTAGAATCTCCCGCGCCACTCACGAAAAGCTCCGGCTGGCGGCATACAAACAAAACCGGCGTATTACCGAGATTATTGATGAATTAGTTTCAGGATTTGAAGAGCCAAGCATGAGCGATAAAATTAGCAAAATGTTAGAGGAGATAAAATAATATGAAATACAATCATTCACAAAAAACAATATTAGAGAATAAGTTTAATCCAAAGAAAAACAATTCCGATATGCGTTTGAGGCCTAAAATATCTGGGGCTACTAAAGCAATTGCTTATGCAGAAATTAAAACAAAGAGCCGTGCCGGAGTTGAATACACCCATTACATGCCGACAGTAGTAAATATATAGTCATAATCCCACTACGATCGATTAGTGGATATGAAAAAACATTAAAAACAATTAACACAAATTAAAAAATATATGACAAAAAAAACAAACCAAGAAGATAATTTTTTCCCAACAGACGATTATAAAGTTCCCGTTACCAATGATTACTTGAACAAGTTTCCTCAGGGCGATACTACCTTTAGAGTACTTTCTTCAGTAGTTATAGGATACGAATATTTTAACAAAGATAACAAACCAATTAGACAAAAAGAACAATTCACTACTGCACCAGCGGATATTAAAGATGGTGGCACACCCAAGCATTTCTGGGCTTGTGTTGTTTGGAATTATGAAGCGGAAAGAGTACAGATTCTTGAAATAGCACAGAAGTCAATCATGACAGCTATCAAGGCTCTCGTGGACAATACCAAGTGGGGATCACCAAAGGGCTATGATATTACTATTAATCGAAAAGGAACAACCATGAATGATACAGAATATTCTGTAATGCCAAATCCTCATACAGAAATAAGTGATGCTATAAAAGCAGCTTATGAAGCTCGTCCAGTAAATCTTGAAGGATTATTCAATGGTGCTGATCCGTTTAAAGTAGTTTAATAATTTAACCTAGACCCATGAGGGTCTAAAGGGGGAAGCGCTTAGTCTCACTATACGTTGAGTAAAGCGAGTGGAAATCTCGGATAAGCTAGATAATTTATTCTCCTAGGGAAGCGAATTGTATTCCCCTTTAGGCTCTTATGGAATTAAAAATCGTATGAAAAAAGAAGAATACATAAAACTACAAAATAAAATATTAACACTTCATAGTGAGTATAGAGAAAAATTATCAAATAAAGATTTTAAAAATCTTATGGAGTTTACTAGATTAAATATATTATTTGAAATTGAATCATTAAAAAATAATCTTATAATAGATTTAAAACATAAGAATTAGCGTATGGAAATAAAACAACAAGAACTAGCAGAAATTAAAACACAAGTACTCACTGTACAACAAGCCGCCAATGCTGTCATTGTTGAAACAGTTGAAGATATGGCCAAGGCTACAGATGCCTTGCACAACGTCAGACAAGCCGAGAAGTACATTGACGAAAAGAAAACAGAAATTACCAGACCTTTAATGAAATCACTTAGCGCTATCCGGGACCTCTTCAAACCTTTAGAGATTCAACTCGCAGACGCTAATAAAATCATCAAAGCTAAAATGCTAGCATGGCAGATCCAGGAAGATGATAGAGTAAACAAAGAAAAGGATCGCATTGCCGCTAGGGTTGAAAAAGGAACAATGCGCGCCGATACCGCCGCCAATAAATTAGAAGTTATTGGTGAAGCGCCCAAGAAATCCGCCGGTGAAGTAGGTAAATCATCTATCCGGGAAGTAAAGAAAATTAGAATAATTGATGAGACGATGATTCCAAGGGAGTATCTTGTGCCAAACATGGCGCTTATCACTGAATCTATACTTAGAAAAGGTATTATTATTCCAGGGATTGAAACTTATGTTGAAAAAACAATCGTCAGCAGATAGACAATCTCAAATCGTAGACCTAGGCATGAAATTCATCCATTTCTGGCTTGAACATCCGGATATGACATTTGAAGATGAACTTGAAGGATTTATGAATAAAGATGACTGTGATCACATCTGTTCAGGAAATTGCAGAAGAGTTGGGTGTAATTGCGAGTGCGGAGAGTGGCATGAAGTAACAGATTAATCCCCCAATCGGGTCATTATTATAAAAGATTGGAAGAATTATAGAGATGAAAGAAGTAATACAAAACATAATAAAAAATTGGGACAAAATAAAAAAAGATTATAAGCCAAGTCCTCTTTGGTGGGATAATCCAAATATTATATGGATTTTAGTTACAGACAACGAAGAAGATTACGAAGGTTCACAAGAACAATATGGAATTGATAAAGAAGGAAAATTAAGATATGAATATCAATCTCATTGTAGTTGTAATTCTTATGAAGACGGAACTAGTATACCTGAAGAATTTTTATTAAATACTAAAAAAACATTCACTATAAATAATGTTGATGAAGACATAGAAAAAGTATTAGTAGAAAAAATGGAAGAAATCCTAAAAATTTATGGATAAAATAAAAACATTCATACCTTGGGAAGAAATAGAAGTAGAGGCACAAGAGCAAATTAAAAATACTGCTTCTATGCCTTTTATATTCCGTCATGTGGCTGTCATGCCTGATTGCCATTATGGTAAAGGTTCTACTGTTGGAACTGTATTAGCAACACAAGGAGCAATTATTCCAGCTGCCGTTGGTGTTGATATTGGTTGCGGAATGATAGCAGTAAAGACTAATCTTAAAAAAGAACAACTCGGAGATTTAGCAAAACTTCGTGCATCTATTGAGCGTTCAGTTCCTATGAGTGCAGGAAGATTTAATAATAAAATTACTGAATCAGCACAAAAAAGAATTGATGAACTTGAAGCAATGCCACACACAGATAAGGTGGTAGGAAATTGGCACGAACAACTTGGAACACTTGGTGGTGGAAATCATTTTATAGAAATTTGTCTTGACCAAGAAGATACTATTTGGGTAACACTTCATTCTGGTTCTCGTGGTGTTGGGAATAAAGTTGGAAATACATATATAAAAATTGCACAAGAATTATGTAAGGATATGTTTATTACATTACCTAATGAGGATTTGGCTTATTTAATTCCTGGAACAAAGTCATTTGATGACTATATGACTGACTTACACTGGTCTCAACATTTTGCAATGCTTAATCGTGATGAGATGATGGATAGAGTTCTTAAGGATGTTAGTTATGCAGTTTATGGAGAAAATGGTCATCAATCAGATTTTGAAGTTGAACGAATAAATTGTCATCATAATTTTACTCAAGTTGAAAATCACATGGGAGGTAATTCTTGGATAACTCGCAAGGGTGCTATTGAGGCTTCTATTGGAAAGAAAGCCATGATTCCTGGTTCTATGGGAACAAACAGTTATATTGTTTCAGGGCTTGGAAACGAGCAATCATTCTGTTCAGCACCACACGGAGCAGGTAGAACTATGTCTCGAAAGAAAGCATCAGAAAAATTTAATATGGCAGACCTTGAGAAAGCTATGGAAGGAATTGAATACAGAAAGTCAGATGTTCTCATTGACGAGATTCCAGGAGCTTATAAGGACATAGATAAAACGATTGAATATGCAAAAGATTTGGTAAAGGTCGAATACACACTAAAGCAAATATTAAATTGTAAAGGAGACTAACCCCCATCCTCACCAAGATATAAAACTGGTGGAATTAAAATATGAAATACTCACTAACAAAAAATACAAAACAATGGTGCGGAATTACATTATTCCAAATTAAGGCAGAAATGTCATTTGGAAATGTATCAAAAGGAGATTTAGGAGGTTGGATAGAAAAGGAAGAAAATTTGTCTCAGGTCTATGGCAATGCTTGGGTCTCTGGTGATGCTCAGGTCTATGGTAATGCTTGGGTCTCTGGCAATGCTTGGGTCTCTGGCGATGCTCAGGTCTATGGCAATGCTCAGGTCTATGGCAATGCTTGGGTCTATGGCAATGCTTGGGTCTATGGCAATGCTCAGGTCTCTGGCAATGCTTGGGTCTCTGGCAATGCTTGGGTCTCTGGCGATGCTCAGGTCTATGGCAATGCTCAGGTCTATGGCAATGCTCAGGTCTATGGCAATGCTTGGGTCTCTGGTGATGCTCAGGTCTATGGTAATGCTCAGGTCTATGGCAATGCTTGGGTCTCTCTAAAAGCCTCTTTCACAAAAGGTTGGTTTATAGGTGGAAGTGATAGCGATAAAATCACAAACATAACAGACAAAACAGGCTCAGATTATTGGAAAAATCAATATGTATTAGGCGACTACGAAATCACACCGATTGAAGATGAGAAGAAAGTAGTTGAAACCTATGAAATTGGAGGAATAAAATACGACAAAAACGAAGTTGAGAAAGCATTAAAAGATATTAAGAAAGTAGATTAACCCCCGCCAAAGACTAGGCTTAAATAGTCTTGAATGAGAATGATTAACAAAGGACTATTCACTAGCAATACACCAGAATGGGCTACACCGCAAGCGTTCTTTGATGAGTTAAATAAAGAGTTTGATTTCAATCTTGATCCTTGTGCAAATACAGAAAATCATAAATGTGCTATTGCGAGTTTTTTGCAACCCACCTTACGGGACAGTCCTAAAAGACTGGGTGAGGAAAGCAAGTGAGGCACAGGGGGGAGTAGTAGTAATGCTTATACCAGCAAGAACAGACACAAAATACTTCCATCAATATATTTACAATAAACCGAATGTAGAGATAAGATTTATTAAAGGTCGATTAAAATTCGGAAATAGTAAAAATTCAGCACCATTTCCATCGATGATAGTAATATTCAATTAAAAGAATAATACAGTTCCTCACCCTGAAAACAACCTATGATTACATAGGTGTAGAAAAAGATGAGGGAAAAGATATGAAAGAAGAAACTATAAAAATTGAAGATTATGAAAAAGGTATATCTGTAATGGAAAGAAATAATACTATAGTAGCTGAATTTTTATATCCTAGAAATAATCAAATAAAATTCATTGAAGTCGGTATGTGTGATACTCGTGCAACTGATAACATAAGAATCTCTTTTGATTTTGAAAGAAGTGGCTGGAAAATTGAACAATCTTATATAAACGAAATACAAAAAGATGGTTATGTAGATGCAAGTGTAAATATATGGGAAGAAGTTGGTTTTTTCCCTAATTGGAATTTAGAAGAAAAAGGTATTAAATTAGAATAGTAATCACCCCATAGTCGTAAAATGGGTTAATGAGAGAGGGAATGAGATATGAAAAACACAGTAATACAAGGAGATTGCCTCGAAGTAATGAAAGGAATGGCGGAAAACTCCGTTGACCTGATTATATTTTCGCCTCCTTATAATAAGTCATTCTATGACAAAAGAAAAAAACAGGGGGGTATAAATGATGTGTGGAAACAGAGGAAGATTCAATATGCGACATTTTCAGACAATCTTGAACCAGAGAAATATATATCTTGGCAGAAAGAAATAATAACAGAATGTCTCAGAGTTTTGAATAAAAAAGGAAGTCTTTTTTATAATCACAAAGCATTTTCCCACAAACACTTACTCGTCTATCCTAAATATGTTTTTGATTTTCCCTTGAAGCAGATAATTACTTGGGATAGGGGAAGTTCGCCACAGATAAATCCTTGTAGATTTTACCCGACCACAGAACTCATATTTTGGTTTTCAAAAACAGCAACACAACCTTATTTCAACAACAAGGAAATCAATCACAAAAAAGAAATATGGAGAATAAATGCTAAACCGATGAAGGAACACCCCGCCCCATTCCCTGAAGAATTAGTTGAAAATATAATTTTAAGTTGTTCAAAAGAAAATGATACTATACTCGACCCAATGGCAGGAAGTGGCACAACTCTAAAAATGGCAAAGAAAAATAATAGAAATTACATAGGTATAGAAATAAGCCAAGAATACATCGACATTATTAACAAGAGATTATCAACCCCCCCCAGCAATAAAGGGGGAGATTATTAACTAATATAAAGATATATGAACATATCTCAAGAATGGGCGAAAAAAGTTTATTGGTTCTTACCTACAAAGGACGACCAAGTAAAATATAGAGAGGAAGAATTACAATCTATACAAAGGGAGTATATGGAGGTTCTTTCAAAGTTAGTAGCGTTTGGCGAAGAAATGGGTAATTCAGAAGATAAGTTAGTGGCTACATTTTCAACAGAACAACACCAGATGTGGCTAGACTTAAAAGTTTTAGCCCAAAAATCTCAATTTCAATCTACTCGTAAAAGCTACTTTGACAGTAGGTTAAAAGAAATTCCACAAGAAATCAATGCATTATTAACCCCCTCCCCAGCAATAAAGGGGGAGAGAACTAACAGCCAAAGACTAGGCTTATAGTCTTGAAGAATGAGATGAAAGATGATTTAGTAGAAATAAAAGAAGCCACATTATAAAGTAAAGTGTAAATAAATATATGAAAAGATATTACATAACAGATATATTTGGGAACGAAAGTGAAGTATCAAAACTAACATTTTATTTGCATTCTTCTGTCGGTTATATTTCTGTAATTGGAATGGGTTTAGCATTGGTCGGTGTAATAATTGATTGTATTAAAAGTTTATAAAGTAAAGAATATGGAAAACAAATGCGAAAAATGCGGTAAGATAATATGGATAGCGTTAGGTGGATATTTCTGTGATTGCACAGGATATCCAGCAGCAGGATAAAATATATGACCTGTAAAACTTGTCACAAAGAAATATTAAAAGTAAAGAGAATCCGAACAGGTGAATTGTATTGCGGTGCATATTGTGATGTAGCAGATAATCAACGATATGTTGGAGAAAGTCCGCAGGAAGCAGCAGATAGGAGACTCAAACATTTAAGGAAAATAACATGAAAAAAATAATTATAACTTTATACATAATAGCAGGATTAGGCGTAATGGCCATATTTTTTACTTTATATGGCACTTACAATGATTCACAGTTACGCCAACAAAAGGCCTTCGCTGATCTTCAATCAAAGATAATCCAACTAGAAAACAAACCAGCACCAATAGCTCCTGCGCCACAGATAATAAGAGAAACAAAAACTGTTTATCAAGCTTCTCCTTCCAATGCAGAGCCGGACCTATCTGCCATCATAGCCGAATGGACGCCCCGTGTGGCCTTCGTTATTTGCCGTTGGGGTAGTGATATAGCCTCAGGATCGGCTACGTTAGGCTATCTTGGTGATGTAGGTATCTCAGCTATCACAAACAAGCATGTTATTGTAGATGGAACATATATACCAAATAAATGCATCATCGCAGTTGGTAGTGATTCATATACTATCGATTGGACAAATGGTGTCAGCACTTATCTAAATCCATATTATCCTGGAACACTAGAAGATTACGGATACATTAGGATAGATACTACAGAAACAAGCATGATGAAATACATCAATCAACCTCTTAAGCTCTGCACCTCAGTAAATATAGGCGATAAATTAGTAGTCTTAGGTTACCCTGGAATAGGGTCTAATGATGGTATTACAGCCACAGAAGGCATAGTTTCAGGTATAGAGCAGGATTATTATGTTACGAGCGCCAAGATCGAGCACGGCAATTCAGGAGGTGCAGCAATATTACTCAAAGATGACTGTTGGTTAGGCATTCCTAGTGCTGCTGTTATCGGAAGTGCTGAGTCGATGGGAAGAATTTTAAAGTCTTCGTTTGTTATAAAATGAAAAAAATTAAAACAACAAAAGGTAAATATGTTCTAGTTGATAATGAAGATTTTGATGAATTAAATCAGTATAAATGGCATCTTGATTTAAGAAGTGTATGTCGTTATATAAGAGGATCAAATAACAAGAGAATAAAAATACATCGTCAAATAATGGATTGTCCAAAAGGTATGGAGGTCGATCATAAAGACGGTAATATTTTAAATAATCAAAAAAAGAATTTGAGAATATGTACACATGAAGAAAACGGTAAAAATCGAAAACTATCAAAAGATAATAAATCTGGATACAAAGGAGTTTCATGGTATAAAAAAATGAATAAATGGGTAGCTAAGATTAAAGTAAATTATAAATCGATACATCTTGGATATTTTGATTCAAAAGAAGAAGCTTATAAAGCTTATTGTAAAGCATGTATTAAATATCATGGTAAGTTTGCTAATTTAGGATAATATGAAGAAAAAATACATACAATTGCCAAAGGGATATTTAAGTAATTCCCAAAAAGAATTATGGAAAAGTAATCCAAAACGCTATATAGAACTTTACATGAATGACAACCAAGCTATGCGCCTTAATAATAGTGGATTATCTTATGGAAAATTTGTAGCCGATGCTTTGGAAAAAGGTATCGAAACCGGAGATCTCCTTACGGACGCTGCGATGTTGTTATTACCTAAATATGATGTCGCCGATAAAGAGATCCGTACTACCATAAAAACTAAAGATGGTTGTTTTGATATTCTTGGTAGACCGGATAGTTTAGATAGTAAAACAAAGAATTTTATAGAATTTAAAACAGGAAAAGGAAAATGGACCCTCGCAAAGGCCCAGAAGCACCCACAACTTTTATTCTATGCACTTTTAATATATCTGACCTACGGAATAGTTTTGAATGAAACAAAACTTATTTGGATCCAAACAGAAGATACTGATGATTTAATATCTTATCCTGAAGGTATCAAACCTACCGGCCATGTTGAGACATTTAAAGTTACCTTTACATTAGCAGATATTCTTGTTTGTATGGCCGATACTATTCGCGTAGCGAAAGAGATCGAATTATGCTGGGTTGCTCATGTAAAACCTTCTGAAAAATTATGGTAAAGCAAAAACCCTAGCAGAGCTAGAGCTTTTGGGATTTGGAGCAATCATATCTGACTGCCCTTATATTATACCATACAAATAAAATCCCCACTCAAAGAATGGGGCAACCTGTTTCAGGTTAGTTTTTACGGCAATTCGTGTGCATCACTTTTGTTAGTGAAAACTCTGAACCATTTAGAATAGCCGATTTCTTCGATGGTGCTTCTTTGGCACATAGAGCATTCCCTTGAATACTTTATTTTCTTTGAAGGTTCATTGGCTATCTGCTCAATAGTTTGCATTGTATAACGGACACAGAAATTGCAGTAAACTGTGCGGATGATTTTTGTCATGGTAACAAGTTTTAGTTTACTCTATTATAACACAAAAGCACCTGTCCTTAGAGTAGGTGCTCCTATGCTTTTCAAAAACATCTTTTATGTGGAGACAGAACATCTGCATATAGTATATCACAAACAAAAAATACCCACTCTTGCGAGAAATTAAGGGTACTGTTTGCTCTCACAAATCTTAAAGGTTTTATTTCTAAGATTGGCTTTAGATTGCGAGATTCTCCAAAAGGGATAGCCCCAGCCGAAGCGCAGAACGTCCCGGAGATACTATCTAAGACTTAAACCTGGCGCAAATCCAAAAGCATTCAATAGTGCTACTACAGCAATCAGAATGAAGATTACTTTTACTATTGTTGGGAATGGTGCAGGTAAGTGAAATCATAAATTTACATTTATTTAATAGTAATAGATGTACCTGCGAGTTGTCCGATTGGTGTTGTGAGTGACGCTTTAATTAAAGATACAATTACAGTCAAAGCTGATATTGCTCCGACATTTAAGATAGTATGAACGTCAATTTTAAAGATGTCACCTACTCCTATGATATATCCTGCCATTCCTAAAATACCTGTGATGATTCCTGATACGAAAGCTGATTTTATATTTGTATATGTCATTTGTTTAATGCTGCACGAGTTAATGGTCCGACTACACCATCGATTGATAAATGATTAGCTGACTGAAATAGCATTACCGCATTTTTTGTAAGTAATCCAAAGAAACCAGTTTGTATCACTCCTAGTCTTTTTTGCAATTCCCTGATATCACTATTCATTTGTCCGAAGTGCATATCTGTGTTGAATTTAAATAATGGATTAGACTTTAGAATTATCCAAGCTTCTGTCATTTTGTAATTATCCCAATTGATATGAGCTGAACCATTTAAACACCAAGTTACTCCCCATGTATTCGCAAGCATTTGCATATTTGAGCCTTTAGAATAATCAAAAGAACACATATTTATTGCATGACCACTTGTTTCAATTCCATTTCGTAATGGGTCTATGTCTCTAGCAAGCCAAGAAGGTGTCCACCAGTTTTTTTGACATCCATATCGGCATAATATACCCGATTCGCTTGCCACAATTGCTCTAGCGATGCTTTGAGGGTCTGAAACATCTACTGACGCATATCCAGCAATTTTGTCGATACAAAGCGATTTTAGACGTTCGATTTCAGCACTTGGTATTGCTTGTAATTTTGCTATATATTGGTCATAAGGCAAATACCTATCTTGTTCAGTTGTGTGAATCCAAGATTCTGCTGGTAGAAATCCGATACTTTTACCAACTTTGAGTGCATTAAAAATAGACGAACCCTCTACCCAGTTCATATCATATAGAGTTTTCTGTAATAAATATTGAAATTCCGGAGAGTATTTTTTTCCATTTGCTTTCTCTCTGTTTTGTATCAAAGAAATAGCAGTACAAATTCCAACCATGTGCTGATGTTCAACTTCATTGATAGTATATTCATAACCACCAGAAACAAAAAGTTCCGGTGTTGCAGTTGCTAAATCACTATGAGAAATAGTTCGATTGTCTTGTATAGAATGATCGGCTCCGGTACCTAATTTTTCTTCCATATTATTTTTTAACTACTAAATATACCAATGATAATATTACTGCTGTTAAAATTATTCCCGCAAATCCATATACCAGACTTTTAACCAACGCAAATTCCTCTTTGGTTACATAATTACTTTTAAAATCTTCTAAGGTTTGCTTAATTGCAGCAAGTTCGTCCCTTATATATTTTAAATGTATGGCTAGTCCTTCGTTTGTTATTTCTTGTTCCATTTTATTCTTGTTAATTTATAATTATTGCGTTGTTGGCACTGTCGCTGCACCAGTATCTGTTAATGCTAATGCTCCATTGACTACGGATATTTTCCAGTAGTTTATGCTTGTGCCTGTGGATTTCATATATAGATTATTCGCTCCGAGGATTATTGTTCCTCCAGCGGCGTTAATTTTAACTTGTTGCGTATTATTCGTCCAAAACTTTAATTCAGTTGCATTACTTGTTCCGACATTTAAACCATTTGTTACTTGGGAATAGAGTATACCTACATCAGCTTGGAACATTCCAGTTGGAGAGAAACCTGGATTTAATACACCTACACCAACATAAGTAGAACCAGTATTATATGTAAAGGCGGCAAGACCAGCAGCATTTGCTCCTGATGTTGTGTTGTTGATAGTAAAGGCAGTTGTAGCATTTTGACTTTTTGTTATAGTTAAAAATCCAGCAGTTGCTCCGTAAGTAAGTTCAGCTGATGAACCAAGTGCGTTAGCCCCTGTAGCATAAGGAATGTAGCCAGAGGTTATGGTGTCTGGGTATGTCATTGTGGAGGCGACATAGTTTGTACCGTTGCCTCTTAGTATTGTTCCTGTTGTGGCTGCTCCGCCGATTTGGAAACCTGTTGTGGCGTTAAAGAGTGGAGATATAACAGATGTTCCGAAATACCCTGTGCGAGGTCGTGTAGCTCCGTTTACTCCGATGTCATAGGTATTGTCAGTATGGAAAGTTAAATTACCGCCATCAATATCAAGTCTACTTCCAGCAGTAGGCGTCGTCGTCCCGATGCCAACGTTGCCGTTGTTTAAAATCGCAACTTTATCACTACCTCCAACAGAAAAGTACATGTACCTATTGGCCGCAACTCCTGCACCATCGTAACCTTGTATTGCTGCTGATGTTGCATCAAATTCTAATTTACCACCATAGCCACTAGCAGAAGTTATTCTTAAGACAGTACTTCCTGCTGAAGAAACCTCTAGATTTTTAGCTGGACTCACCGTCCCGATACCGACGTTGCCAGCATAAGTTCCTGCTCCAAAGAAACTGGCAATGGTTGTACCGCCATTTGTGCCACCTTTGATATAGACAGCATCGTTGGAACCAGTACCGCTGGTACTGACAAGCGAGAGCGAACTTCCTGCTGCTGTTCCTCCATAAATTATCGGAGAAGTCGTAGAAGTAACTGCAGTCAATGCTCCATTCACCGTCAAAGCATTCCCCGCTACAGTCCCCGCAGTCCCCGCAAATGTTCCATACATCAAAGAGTATGCCTTGTCTCCTGCGGTGTTTACTTGGTCTATGTTGTTTAGGTAGAATGAGTTTGAGCCAGTTTCGTATGCACCTGATGAAACTCCTAAGAAAATATTTCTACTTCCTATTGAATTAAATCCTGCAAAAAATCCAAGAGAAACATTATTTCCTCCTCCAACATTAGTATATAACGAAGCATATCCAGCAGCTAAATTTTTTGCTCCTGTTGTAGTAAAAACAAGACTATTCATTCCTATTGCAGTATTATATTGCCCACTTGAAACGCTTTCAAGCGATGAAACACCTACTCCAACATTATGGTCTGCTGTGGTTGTAAAATTACCCGCTAATGAACCTGCGAAAAAGTTATCTGAACCATAGTTATGAATAAATCTATTTGCTCCACTCATATAAACTCCAACTGTGCTTCCTGTTGTAGCTGGTAAAGTAAGATTACCTGTCAATGTCGCTCCCACAGTAGACAACAATCCCGTACTTGGATTAAAAGATAATTTCGTTGAAGAAACTTTGGCAGGAAGGTTGCCGGTATTGGCTGTAACCCATAAAGGATACATGGTGGCGTTGGTGGTGGTGTCGTCTGTGATTCCGACACTAAAAGTTCTATTACCAAAAGTAGTAGCACTTATTTTATATATGCCTTGGTTTACACCGGAAACAGCCAGATTCAACAAAGAATCTGTTACATCAAATTCGTCTGAACTATTTGGTTTTACTGAAACATGTGACATTTTGTTTTATTCTTTAGCTTTTAATAATTGATAAATATGTTTGTCGCTTGCGTTTAATTCATTATACTGCGTATCTGCTTGCGCTTCAAGAGCAGGATCACCGGATGTTTTCATATCTCGTATTGATTGAAATGTTGGCTGAAAATCTTTCTCGGATTGACTGGTATCTGACTTTTTATAGTATGTTTTTACTTTAGCGTATAGTTTTTTATCATCAGCAGAAAGCCTTGCCCAAATAGCATTTGCTTGTTCAGTCTGTCCGGCTTGTTTCATTACTTGTAATTGGTCATAAAGCGGTTTCATTTTACCGGCATCAGAAGACAATACACCCTTTGTGCTTACTCCGGAAAGAAGTAATTGATAATTAAGATTTTTCTTTTGCGCAGTATCCAATCCATTGTATATTTCTTGTATTTTCTGCGTTCTTTGCGGGTCAGCCGGACCTATGTTATCAATAGCTTTTTTAGCATCGTCTATGCCTTTGTATTTAAGCACTGATGGATCATTCGGATTTATTTTTGTAGAAAGACCGGCGATACTTATACCCGCTTGAGTTTTAGATGTTTTCCCTTGAGCAGCACTTATTACAGCTTGAGCACCAATAGGAAGAAATCCAGTTCCTAGGTTTTTAGTTATTTGCATTGCTTTTGATTCTTTAACATTAGGATCCACAAGAGGATTACCCAATTGATCTGTTCCTGTAAATACTTTTAATCCGGTAGATAATGCCGGAGATAATCTATTCATTGCATATTGTTTTGGATCAGTAAAAAATCCAGATGCTTCGCTAACAAATGTTTTAGGATACTTTATATCAAGTTTTTTACCCTTTGGATTAGTTAGATTAGTTTGAGTTCCTGGGTCAATAGTACTATTCAATGCTATTTGTTGAAGACTTGGGAATTTACCGGTAGCAAGAAGTGTTCCAAAAGTAGCAATTAATGCGACAATGATAGATTTTCCTATCACTGCTTTTCGTGCAAATCCTCCGGCTCCTTTTTCTTTATCCCATTTTAAAGCGGCATCTCCGACTATCTTAAATTTACTTTCAGTAAATGAAGGTGCAAGAAGAGTACGCGACATCCATTTCTGGATGTTAGGGTCAATATTTTGCGTATGAGTATTCATTTCACCCATAAGCATATTTATTTCCTTGCCCAAGTCATGTCCTTTAGTAGATTCGGGATTAATTTTCCCATCACCAAAAACCATCTTAACAGTTTCCATTTTAAGAATATGAAGTTCTCGGTCAAATATTAAGTGAGATGATTGGGTAAGAGGATTGTATTTAGCACCTCCAGTAGGATTTAAAGCGCGGCCCATGTTCACTCCGGAACGAAGGCCTGCATCAAATACACTCATTTTTGTTCCAGGGATCATGTCTTTTTTGTATCCTTCAATAAGTTTTTGAGTATATCCTTCATCCACCATTGCGCGCAAAGATTTTGCTATACCGGTAATACCACGAAGAGGATCAGCAAATAAAGCGTGGCCGCCATAACTTAGAGATATGTTTATAGAGTGGAAACCGGAGAAATTAAGAATCATAGTCTTAAGATTTTTATTTGCCACATCATAAAGACTTGCCGCAGTATCAAGTACGCCAATATCTTTAACAGCACTCCAAATTTCCTTAGGAGTTTTAGCCCCATTTTCTTTAATAACATTAAAAAGATTAGTATCGTTTCGTGGTTGATATCCTGCCAATTGTTTATGTACTAAAGGATCATAAGACATACCTTCAAGACCCTTTATATTGCTATTGACATAAGGTTTACCAGTTGGAGTACGTCCAAATCCTTTAGTTGTTATCATTCCTGGTACGCCTTCTTTTAACCCCTTTTTAAGGACTTGTTTACTGATGGTATCTGCAGCAGAACCATAATCATGTTTTAGGTCTTCCACAATATTAGGATTAGCGCGCTTAAATCCCATTGCTTCTCCTTGCGCGTAAGTATCAAAAACTCTCGGTTGTGAACGGAATCCTTTATAAGGCTGTAATCCTTTTTGCATAGCAAGGTTATTGAATCTTTCAAGGTCTTTAGGCTTGCTCAAATCCCATTGGTGAGGTACATAATTTGATACTTGTGCTGTTGTACCTCCGGCTCCTCGATCAGCCGCAAGACGAAAATCATAGTAATTAATAAGTTTGTCCATAAACTTTTGCATCTGTTGTGGATTTTCTGCTTGCTTGACTAAATCAGGCACAGACGTAGTCCCTGTTTCATATCCTTCTGCTAATTTGATATCACTAGGAGAAAGTTTATTTCCAGCCGAATAAGCATCTTGTCCAGTAGATGTTATTTCATTTTTTATTCTTTCAGAATTAGTTATTGCACTTTGTATTTTTTCTTTTGGCGTATCTCCTGTCACTTGATAATTCACCTTGTTTGTGGTATCTTGTGTAGATGGAGACAAACGACTTTCTAATTGTGTTGCTGGTGGCTCATATTGCCCTTTTTGTGGCAGTGGCGGCAGGGTGGACGGGGTTGATGATTTATTAGTCATAAACGGTACCGCTTTTTTTCCTGTTCCAACTAACGCCTGTTCTTGTGCAGTAAGACGGATTGGTTTGCCGGTGTTTATGTCGGATTTTAAAGATACACTTGGATGCACTTGCTTCGCATACGCTTCACTTCGGGCGAGGGCTTGGGCGGGAGTTTCTCCGGGAATTGGTTCTTTACTAAATCCAACTGGTTCACCTTTTATGTTTATACCTCCTGCTTGATAGTTCATTTTATAACCAGGAAGAGCACCAGCAGGAGTTTCACGAACTTGTCCTCCATAACTTTTTAACATTGCTTTAGCTTCTTCTTCAGTAATTCCAAGCATTTTTCCAACAAGAGATGGTTTAGAATTTAATAAATCAAATCCTTGAAGAAATTTTGCTTTTTGTACAGTATCCATTCCTTTCATTTGATCAGTAATAGTTGCTTTCATTTCTGGAGTAATACCAAGTTCTCCAGCAGTTTTTCTACCAGAGAAATAATCAGCTAAAGTTTCTTTTGAAATAGATGTTACAGAAGGTTTTACTAATGTTTCAGGAGCTAAAGTTTTTAATCCAGCTTTAAATCCTCCTTTTATTGGTTCAGCCAACATTATAGCATCAACAATTCCACCTGTAAGTGTTTGTTGATAAGCATCTTTCTCTGGAACTCCAGAAGCGATTGCATCATTATATTTTTGCTGATAACTACTACTATTTATAAAATCCCCACCACCCGTTTCTGGAAAGAGTGATCCAGATTTAAATCTAGGTAGTGGATTTCCAGTAGCAAGTTCTGTTGCCGAAGAAGCCATATTATATGCTGGTTGAATAATTTGCCCAGCAAGTCTTGAAGGTAATTGGATTAATTCTTTTACATTATTATATCTCGGATCATTGAAATTAAGAATTGAAGATAGAGGTGGAGTTATTGGTTGTCCATTAGGTGTGGGTGCCATATAAGGTTTCACCGGTGAAGGACTTGGTACTGTACTTCCAAGACTAGCTATTTTACTTGGTGTGCTTTTTATAAGATTATTCAGATTATCAATATAATTTCCGCTAGATTTCTGAGGTATTGGTTGTCCAGTTGGAGTCGGTGCTTGATATGGACTAGTAACAGAACCTACTTTCGGTTGTTGAATAGGAGTTACGATACCTTTATTTATTACATTATTTAGATCTTCAAGATATCCCATAATTTTTTATTACTTTTTATGCTCCTGCACCTGTTCCAAGACCGGCCATATCATAACTCTCCGGATTAAGATAATGTTTAAAGTTAGAAACAAAAGATGAATCAGAACCTCCATGAGATTGCCATAGATTTCTCATTGCTATCCAATCTTCAGGGGCAATGTAATTATCACCATTTGGGTCACCTTTTGCTTTACCAGTCAAGGATTGCATTTTAGCTGATGTAGCTGCAGTATTGGCGCTTGTATCAAAAGTAGAAGATGTTTTATTCGCACTATTTGCCTCATCTGCTTTATTATGTCGGATAGTTTCATTAAGCTGATCTTGTTGTCTGGCATTATCTTGCGCATTATTATATCCAGAAAGAGTTTTATCTACTAGATCATTTACATTAGCAAATCCAGCGTTGCTTAGTTTTATCTGATTTTCTACGGACAATTCACCGGGATTTACCGCATTGATAGCTCCTTGTCGTAGGCCGGCGATAGCATTAGGGTTTACCATACTGTAATCGCTATTATTAGCCAGATTAAGACCTGTACCGGTTATTCCTTGTTTTTGCAACATCAATCCTTTTTGACCTTGTTGCTGACTATCTTGCGCATCCTTTAGAATTTTCATAAGAGCATCGGTAAAGGAAGTGTTAGAATTTTGATTAGATGTATTCTGTGTATTTGTATTGGTTAAATTAGAATAATTTACATTTCCAGTATTATTGCCGGTTTGATTTGATGTTTGTGTATTAGTATTTGTTATTACAGGAGCAGGTGCTGGCGCTAGATTTTTTTGCGGAGTAAGCGAACCGTAACTAACTGTCTGCCCAGGCTGAATCATATTTGGATTACCTTGAAACTGCGGATTATTCGCAAGTAAAGAAGAAAGACTTCTGCCTTGAGAAGAAGCTATCTGGTTTAATGTATCTCCGGGTTTGACTGTGTATTGACCGTTTGTGTTTGTTACTACTGTCATAAATTTTATTTAAATAAATCTTGGTACGATTGACCATTCGCACTACGTTGATAAGCTTCTGAAACCAATTGACTCTGAAGTTGCTGAGCATTTTGATTTTCTGCCATGGGTATCTCGCCCATTTGATAACTTCCTGAAGTATACGGTGTTGTAGATGCTCCTTGATCAAAAGAGCCATTACCTCCAAGGTTTGATGAGTAATTAGTTACGGAAGGCAAAGTATAATCAACATTTCCAGCTCCTATTTGTTTTTCTGCGGTTCTGCCTAAATCATAAAGACTATTTCCATAAGTCTGACTTAAATTTTGGAGACTTCTATCTTGTGAAGATTGCTGACCAAGTTCTCCTTGTGCTCGAGCGCCAGAAAAAGCAGTACCAGCATCAGCCTGATTCTCTCGATAGTTGCCAAGATTCTGTTGAAACTTGGCTTGTGCTCCGGCTACATCATTCTGATAATTTTGTGCCAATTGCGGAACTTGGCGCAATACATCTTGTTTTATTGTACCTATTTGTTGAGCATAATATGGATGTATTTCTTTTTGAGCTTGTGTTAAAAAAGCATCAATCGTTGATTGGTCTAAATTTAAAGCAGGATTTATTTGGTTGCCTGTTGCCTGTTGTTGTGTTATATAATCCTTTAATTGTTGAAGTAAAGCATCCTGTTTTGGATCGCCGGTATTATAGGTATTAGATGTATTTGCAGTATTAGTTGTTGATGTATTTTGATTTTGTCCGGTTCCGGCTAGATTGTTGGTTGTTCCTACACCTTGATTTTGACCTGCAGGAGTTATTTTATTTTGAGTATTGTTTTGTGTTAACGGATTTGCTTGTTGATATGCTAAAGTTTTTTGGTATGCAGCGTTAGAAGTATCATATTCAGCTTTTGCTTCAGGTGTTAAATTATTATTGTCAGGTGTAGTAGCATTAGCATTATAACGAGTATACTGAGGGTCTATATAACCTTGTGCATGTATTCCAGTTCCAGATTGTACACCTTGTAATTCTGTTTGTAGTTTATTTAATGTATTTGGATCAGCTACTTCACCTTGATACCATTGACCATTTGAAAGTTGTTTTGGTCCACCTCCAAAAACTAATCCTTGTTGTTGTAAAGATTGCTGTTGTGCTATTCTAGATTGTAAACCAGAAATATAATCTTGTTTAGAAATGGGTTGGTATCCTGTTGGTGTATTACCTCCATAAGGCATAGATAAATATTGATCTATGCCATTTGTATTTACTTTATAATATTGTGTAGTGCCTAATTGTGCCATATATCTATATATTATACTAAATTTTTAATAAACTATCAATTTTTTCTTGTAAAATTTTCTGATCATCATCTCGAATCCAGCCCATTAAATTAGTATCTGACTGACCGTTTACAATTTCGTCTTCAGTTGGTTCTCTATTTAAAAAAGAAGTCAGTTTGTTTATTATTTTTTGTCTTAAAATTGTATCCATAAAATTACATACTTATTAAAAATTGTCTAACTGTGCCTGCTGTGCCATTTTCTCCTGAGCCTGATGGTGCACCCCCCCCTGTGCTTTGAACACCAACTACTCCTCCTGACGCTGATAATGTTCCACTGTTTGTTATTAAATTATAAACAAGAATTATTTGACCTCCATTTCCTCCACCACCAGCACCTCCTCCACCACAACCAGATAATGCTGTATTTCCTCCTTTCCCTCCGTTTCCTCCATTAGTAGTAATTGAAGCAGATGCTCCTATTATTATAGACCTAAAATAAATTGCAATAATTCCACCAGCACTTCCTCCACCTCCTCCAGAACCACCATTACCAAATGAACTATTCGCACCAGCTCCTCCTCCACCACTAGCAGCAGAATTATCAAACTTAACTGTTGAGCCAGTTGAACCAATATCAAGTAAGGTAGCTAAATGCCAGTTGGCGATAAGTTTTACATTTGAAGCAGTTGCAGTTCCACCAGCACCAGCAGCACCAGCAGCATTAGTTCCTGTTCTTCCACTACCTCCATACACACCATTTGTACCTAGAGAATTTGTAGTATTTCCTCCTGCTACGCCCGCACCTGCAGGATTTGGTGAACCGACAGATGCTCCTCCATTTCCTCCTGCAATAGAACCTTTTAAATATCCATTAGCTAAAGCAACACCTCCTAATCCTCCTGCATTAGGTAATCCATTATCATTCACACCATCACTTCCAGCATTTCCATTTCTTGATATTATTGCTGTTCCATTTAAAGTTAAAGTTCCAATACCGAATATTCTATATCCTGAAGGTTTAATCGTTACCCCTGTGCTGACTGTCAAATCAGTATAATAAACATCACGAGTGAGAGTATAAACACTGGCGGCAAGTGTTGCCCCTGCTAATGCAGTAGTACCATCTGCTACTCCAGCTCCATCTGAACCATCACCAAAGGTAAACATTCCACCATTTCCTATTTGATATTGAGTGCTTGTTCCACCAATCAAAACATTTTTAAACGAAGTTACTCCTGTTGCAAGAACGTAAGCATTAGCTGAAGTATATCCTCCTGCCACATTAGCTCCCCACCAAGTGTTACCTGAAGAATCTACGTGCATTGAGTTAGCGGTAGTTGAATCAGGAATGTTTAAAGAAGCTACTGTAACTGTTCCTGAAAATGTACCTGTTGCACCTGTAATATCGCCTCTAAATTTTCCACTACCAAACTCCACATCACCGTTGGCTTTGATTATCCATCCGCGGACTCCGGTTAAAAAGTTACCGCTTTGCAATGCTCCTTGTACTAATTCTTGAGTCGTAGTAGTCGGACCCGAAGTAGCTTGGGCAGGATCAATACCAGCACTAATATCAGGAACAGAAACAGCCGGAACTGCCGTTATATCTGAAAGAGCATCAGTTTGATAAACTGCGGTGTTTAATCTATAAAGTGTTTTATCAAACGTTTCGTAAATGTCTGCCATAAATTAAATTAAAACTTTATCAATACATTCTTCGACCGATTTGTTTATTTCGTGTTCCCAGATATGTATATTATATCACGTAAAATTGATTTCTTGGGTACTTCCAGAAACCCACTGAAATCCCTCGTATGAAATTGGCTGCCCCTTGCTCGACCCACTCAATTTGATTCTAATTTTCCTTCCGCGAAGTGCCAAATTACTAAATCCTGTTTCACTACTTTTCATCTGCCCTACCGATTTTCTAAAATCGTTTAATATATCCTCAGGTGTTTGGTAATTTATATTAGTTCCAGTCATACCCGAGTGCATAAAGAACATTTTATTTATTATTTTAAGTGTTGCATGTGATCCATCAATATCATCAAGTGGATGAATAATTGAATACATTATTTCACTTCCATTATCAGTCAATCCTGATTCGGTTGTAAATATTTGTCCAGCATTATCTCCAACAACAGTCACAATATTACTTCCATTGTTATAAGAAGTTCCTACTAAAAACTGCGAAGGATAAGAATAATGAGTCCAAACTTGAGATGAAATAGTATAACGTACCACTAGATTAGTATAATCTACCCCATTTACCGTACAATTTCCAACACTCCAGCATACATGGTCACCATCGGCTTCAACATATCCTGATACTTTGGAGTAATTTGCAAGAGTAATAGCACGAACAATATCAATAATAGGTCTTGATATCTCTGTGACATTTCCATCATAACGATAGAACCCAGTAGGATGGTGGAAATAAACACCATTTTTTGTTTCTACTACCGATTCCTGTGAATAAGTTCCGACATTAAATTGAGGATCAGGGTCTGTTTGATTGATGCTATAAATACGATATAAATGATTATTTTTAAATACTAATAACGAACCTTTTGTTCTATGTAAAGCTGTTATATTTTCACCATCAGAAGGAGAAATATCTATCCATTGGCCTGTTGTTACATTTGTATCCCATGTTATAACTGGTGTAGTAACGGAGCTAGGAACTGAAGAATAATAAACTCTATCCGGATAAGTAGAATTTCCTGCTATCCACATGCGTGCACGGTAATTTTCTATAAATTTACCTATTGGTGCAGAAGCTGCATTTCCAGTAGTAATAAAACTATTAGATGGATTTCCATCCCAAATAGCTGTCGCATCAGTACCATTTACCATAAAAACAAAATCTACAAAGGTGGAAAATCTTGACTTTAATCCTGTTGTCACAGTTCTTTTTGATGTCCATGTTCCACCTACAAGGTAATAAACAGTCGTTCCATTCACAGCTAAAAGCTGATTATTAGAACCTGCACCACTATCACGAAAATTAAAAAGGCCAAGAATATCAGAAGCAACCATAGTGTTTCCAAGTTGCGGACTACCTTTTCTTAATGTCATTTTACCAATAGTATCAAAATTGAAATTCAATGATTCAAGAACCGCATCCATAGGATACGCATTTTCTGCCACTGCTCCAAAACAAATTAATCCTGAGGAAAGTTTGTTTCGTGATACGGGTTGGATCGCTTGTATTGCCATTTTTAGTATCGATTATATCCACCTCCCCAACTTCGGCCCATAGTTGGAATAAATTGTATCGTCTGACCCAAAATTTCTTGAGTAACAAGTGCAGTTACTCCGGATTGGAATAGAGTATAATCTCCATCAGAAGTAGGATTTAAAGCACCATTAACCTTCTTTCCTTTAATTTTAAACTTTAGATAATTTACATAAAAATCATATACAGGTTCATCAAGAACATCACTATCAGAATCGACAGGTGTCAATGTCTCATAATAATCCATAACGATATTTTCTCCGGCAAAACTATCATCAAAAGGAAGATTAAAATAAACCATTCCATTATTTATCGTATACCATGTTGGTATGCCAAAATTTGCATTTTGCCACACGTCTCTTCCGGTAGCATGGCCGGCAGCAGTAATTCCAGTTACTCCAGAAAGAGTATTTGTCGCTAAGGTATTTCCAGTATAAGCCACAGCATCTTTTGGCAAAGAGATAGTTTCTGCTCCTATTGTAATATTTCCTGAATCATCAAAATCACCGGAAGAAGTAAGAATAATATCTGTTGAACCTGCAGTTATTGCTCCATTCAAAGTTGAATGAGCTATGTTCCAGTAATTCTGATTAAATCTATTTTCATCCTGATAAAAAACTTGTCGATTCATTCTACCAAGTCTTAAACCAAGTATATTTTTATTGGTATTCCTGTCTCTTAAATCCGTTGGAGCAGAAATGCTATATCTACCAGGAATAATATCGCCTATATCAGTATTGAATTTTGTTCTAAAAGACCATCGGAACACTCGCGGATCTTGGTCCACTATTCTCCTAGCTTCATTTAAAGAATCATTTAAAAAATCATCAGTTATTAAATCAGTTATTTTTTCTCCCATCTGATCCAATGCTCTTTTCTTGATTGCATACACCGTATTATCCGCATATCCGGAAGCTGTTACATTGTCCGAATATCCACTATATAAAGCAGATGTAGAATTATAAAATCTAAATTTATATACATCAGTTGTAGCATCACCGGTTCGCTGTAAATATGTTTCTGGTACTTGAGGATTTATATCCACTATTGCAAGAGCCGAAAAAGTAGCACCGGCATCCGTAGAACGCTGTGCTTCAATCTGATTATATTCTATGAAGGTTATTACATCCCCGCGATTATGAGAAAATACACAAGCACCTATATTTATAGTAGTATTATTTACCGAAGAAATTTTTACTATTTCACTTTTTTCCTGTCCGGGTTGACCAAGAATAATATATTGATTCGCTGAGAAAAAAGAACCATTTGCTGTAATCGCAGTTCCTCCAACTGCTAAATTAGCATCTAAAAATGATTGATTATTACCTTGTAAATTAGGTAATGCAAAAAATATATCGTTACCGATAGGACTGTTTGTTTTTACTCGTATGCTGGGTGCTTGCATTATACTTGTTCATCGAGTTGCTTCTCTCGATTAGCGATGTTAAGGGTCTTCTCTCGTACCCGACATTCAGCTTCTCGTAATATCACATCCGTTTCTCTCTTTATTAAAGACGCTTCTTTTTTACTCATATCGCTATCTCTAGCAATCAAAGATTCTTGAATTACTTTCAAATCTTGTTCTTTTTTAGAATTTTGAAGTTCTTTATCATGGACATTAATTTCTCTTGTAGATACTTCTTCTGATTTAATCTTAAGGTTAATTTCTTGTTTATCAAGTTCACTATTTTTACCGGTAAAAATTCTTATGGTTTCATCTGCCTTATCCTCCTTTTCTTTAACCTTTAAAATCTTTCCAAGCAAATCATTACGTCCTGAATCCAAATTAGTAGTCTGAATGTTTAGACTCTCTTCACGATTATCCAATAATTTTTCTTTTTCTACAATAGTTTTTTCCTTATAAAGGATATTAATTTCTCTATCTTTAAGTAATTTTTCAAAAGAATCCAAACTATCTTTACGTTCCTTTAAAATTCTTTTATTTTCTTTTTCTTGAGCAATATCAGCATCCATCGCTTTGATATGAATTTCTGTAGCCTTCTCCTGATCTTCAAGGATTAATTTATTTTTACCGATTGATACTTCAACTTCATTTAATTCCGCAGTTTTATTTTGAATTTGATTATCCAATCTTTTTGATTGACCATCCTTTAAAGACATGTCTTTATTAAAATCAACTTGAGCATTAGCTTTTACAACTTCAATGTCTTGAATATCTTTATTTAAAGAATCCAAAACACCTTTAACTCTCCCTATTTCACCATTGAGGCGATCTAGTTCGTCAATGGATTCTTTTATTTTTTGTATGTCAGACATATATTTTTTTATTATTTATTAACTATACGATATCTTATCATTCCACCCACCTGCACATTTCCTCCAAGATTAATCACAAACGCTTCATTGTCTCCACAAGTTATCACTCCATATTGATTTCTTGAAGAATTTTCCCAAGTAAGAGCCTGGAGAGTAGCCAATGGAAGAGGACCGCCGTAATTAGTCGATCCGGATTTGAACTGAACTGCCACTGCAGTTGTAGGAAGAATACTAATAAAATCAATAGCAATATAAGTACCTACTCCTTGAGCGGCAATGAGAGTGTTGTCTCCACTTGTTGCTATATTTATATCTGCTTTTTTTAACGCCTCATCTAGTACGAACATTTTAGTTTTATTAGTTTTCCAACCCTACCATCCTTGAAGTTCAAGAATGATAGAATGGAAAACCAAATTAATAATAATTTAAATTAGCTTGTAACCGCTTTCAAAATCAAGTAATTGATGATGATTGCACCTGTCTCTGCAGTAGTCGAAGAGTTATTATTTACTGAAATGGTAAATGTACCATTAGTAACAGTAACCACTTCTACAACCGTAGTTCCAGCTACACCGGCTACAGTTGAAGAACCTGATCGTTGTGAAACAACAACCACATCTCCAATAGCAACCGCTGAGTTTGTAACTACAAATTCTGCACTAGCTCCTGCTGCAAGAGAAGTTGTATCAGTCGTAATCGTTCCACAAAGGGAAGGATTAGGAGATACAGTAACCCCAGTTGAACGATTTGTTCCCTGTGTTGCTGTTCCTCCCGCGCCTGTAGCATATCCAACTCCACCCGAAGCTGAAGCAGATGCTGACTTGATAGAACCTGCACTGACTAGAATATCACCAGCTGTTAATGTAAGAGCCGCTGTACCTGCCGCACTACCTGCAATTACTGTTGCACCAAATTTAGCAACAGTAAACTTTCCACCAAGACTCATATACTTACCAGTAGTTAATCCAGCTTCAGCGGAAGGAGAGTAAATTCCAATTCCGTCTACTAGACCAGTAGCATTAACCGCAAGAACAGTACCAGCAGTAGTTGAGTTAGCAGTAATATTTACAAATCCAGCATTTGAAGTTGAAGTAAATACACCAGATGCTTGGAAAGAAATAATACCATTAGTTGCAACTGCACCTGTTGTAGCAGTGATGACTCTCAAGAGTGAACCTGATGTCATACCTGTACTTGGGTCTGTAATGTTAAGAGCAATACCAGTCGTCATGGCACCTCCAAGAATACTCATACCAGTACCTGTGACGGTAGTAGCTACTCCAAGATGTAAGAATCCAAGAGTAGAAGCGGTAGAAGTAAAAGCACCAGTAGCCGTAAATGAGATTGCCCCATTTGTTGCTACGGCACCTGCGGTTGAAGATGTTGCACGAATCAACGATCCTGATGTAAGACCAGTGGTTGAAACTACTGATACTAGAACACCAGTTGTTGCTGCGCCGGCAGTGACAAGAATCATACCTGTACCTGTGTAAGCGCCAGTAGTTGTAGCAGTAAGAAGATTACCAGCTACAGTTGCTGCTCCATTAAGTTCTATAAGTTTACCACCAGTCGTTAAGACGGTAGTAGTACTTGTAATTCTCAATGCAGAACCGGATGTTAATCCAGCTACAGCAATATCTACTACACCAACTGAAGTTGTTGCTCCAGCCGTTGCAATATACAATGCTGTACCAGTTGTAAGACCAGAAGGAGTCAATGTCATAAATGACGTTGTTGTCGTTCCAGTAAATACTCCTGAACCTGCAAATACAAATACTGAGTTGGTTGTTGCTGTATCGTTGGTTATAGATAATGTTGCAGCGTTATCTGCATCCACCATCGTAATCGAACCATCAGACATCAAGAAATCTCCAGCTGTAATTGTTTGGATATTTGAACCACCTGCTCCACCTTGAGTGATAGCACCATATTTACCAACTTCAAATACTATTGCTGATCCACTAACATCATAACAATCAATATAATTACCGGTTGTAAGTGTTCCTTCTGTAAGCTGAAGTCTCAAAAGAGATCCAGTTGTTAAAGAAGTTGAACGAACAACCAATACACCAGCGCTTGCTGCAGATGCACCAAATGTTGATACTGTATTGTTTGTTATTAATGTTGAAGCTGCTATGTTTGATGAACTAATTAAAGTAACCAATCCATCAGTAACCGTGACTGTAGAACTAAATGTTGCCGCCTTGGCAAGAGTAATGGTATTGGAGTTTGTACCAATAGTTACCACATTAGCTCCTGAATCTCCGATTGTGATACCTGATCCTGCTCCATTAACTGTTGCTGTAGCAAGTGAAAGAAATGCTCCAGCGCCGAGTTTGGTAACAGACCAAGTACCTGAAGTACCATTAATATCCTTCCCGGAACCTCCGTTTGTGATTTGAATAATACTACCAGAACCATTAGCAGTTGATGAAGCAGTAAATATGTCATTAGCACCAGTTCCAGCGTCATTGACGGTGAAAGTAGTACCAGTAACAGTTAATGTTTTATCATTTGCGAATATTTGTTCCCATGTAGGGACTGCACCTCCACCACCTGCTACTCCAAGAATTGTTGTACTTCCTAGAGAAGAAAATACAAGAGAACCAGAAGCATTTAGATAGAGACCATAATCATCAGTTGAAAATGGATTTGAAGCCCATAAGCTAGTAGCGCCTGTTTGAGGAGCTTTCCAACGTAATAGACCTGTTCCGGTTGCTCCACCTTTTAGATTTAGGTTTCGCACATCCGAATATGATTTTCCGTTAATAGTCATTTTATTAAGGACTGGGGGTACAGATTGTCAGTATTCCCGGGACCGTGTGGCCCCGGATACCTTTTTCTATTCTCCTTTTGCCCTGATTAAGAAACTTGATAATACTAAGAAAGTGCTGCAGATGTTCCAAGAGAACCAACCCATGATCGAG